CACTGGTATCAACAGTTCATTCCGGACTTGTTCATCTACGGTGAGTACGACAAGGACATCATAGAGAGGGTCATCGACAGGCAGAGGAAGATGGTGAATATGAAACCACCGCCAGGGAAGCAGGAACTGACATCAAGAGATATTGGAGCCTTTATACTGATGGACGATTGCATGTACGATCGACGGTTCCTAAAGGATGCCTGTATTCGCCAATGTTTCATGAACGGACGCCACTGGAAGATTTTCTTTATGTTAACGATGCAATACTGCATGGACCTCAGTCCGGACCTCCGCGCCAACGTGGACTATGTATTCATCGCTCGAGAAAATGTAATCCAGAACCGAGAAAAATTGTACAAGGCATTCTTCGGAATCTTCCCAAATTTCGACATGTTCAACCAGGTGATGACGGCGTGCACAGAAAACTATGAGGTTTTGGTGCTGGACAATACGTCCAAGTCCAACCGAATCGAGGACTGTGTGTTCTGGTACAAGGCCAAGATCCATCAGAACTTCCGAGTGGGATCTCAGCAATTCTGGAGCCTCCACCAGAAGACCTACAAAAAGGCAGGAGGCGCCACCAAACCTGGTCAGGATCCCAATGAAGTCAGGCGCAATAAGAACTCTCAAGCCCTCCAGGTGAAGAAGTTGAAATAATTATTCAGGGAGAAAAACAATGCCCAAATGGGCATTGGAACCAAGGGACACAATGGAGACCAAATCCATCGCACTCGTGACGACCGCGCTCATTGACTCTGGGTTGGTGAGCGAGACCAAGGCAGATGCGCTGGCCACCCACCTTAGCAAGGGTGCCAAGAACTGGTGCATCAAGCAAATGAAGCCAAGGGACGTGAACGAAAACCAGAGGGAGATCCAAAAGTTCAACTCAAAGGTGTGGACGGAATATCTCGCCAAGAGGAACTACATATTCGACACCACCGACAGTGGACTGGTAAAGCGCAAGACACCACTGGTGGAGAAACAAGAAAGCCTTTTGGCGATCAAGAACCAGATGGTTGGTGAAACCTTTGCGCCACCTATCAAAAAGGTCAACAAGAGACTTCTGGATCGAGTACGACTCAACAGACTGCTCACTTTGGTCAAGAAAGACATTGACGAGATGGAAAATGAGATGAAGGGTCTGACAATGATCAACCAAAAACTGGAACGCTACTTCATTCGTCGACCTTCCTTCAAACCCAAGATCTTCATCAACCAGGAAGACGAATACCACGACCTTCCTGATATCCCCAAGAGGAAACGAATTCTCAAGAGACTTTTACACCTTCTGAACATGCGTCGTCTTGGCAAGATGGAAAAGATACGCGAGAAACTCACACAAGTTCGCAGGGACACGATGACAAGTTTGGTCCAGTTGCAACGCGATATTTACATCAACTCCAAGGAGTGTTGGACGCGTGCAGAAAGGGTATCATTCTTGGACAAGAAACATGCGAACGACGAACTCAAAGCCGAGCATGCCAAAATCTCGGAACACATTTCATCGAACCTGAGCGACTACATGGTCGAGGTGCCCAATCCTTTCAAAAACGCCACAGTCATCAGCGAGAACGACACGCGAGCAAACTGGAAGAATCCAGAGTTCAAACGTCTCTACGCAAGTCGAATGCGATCACTGGTGTACGCGATTCGCAACAACGACAAGTCCAAGTTTTTGGACAGGATCAAGAGTGGAGAACTCAAGCCCAACACATTCGACACCAAGGAGATATGGGATCTTTGGTATCAGGAACCCAAGAAGGAAGTGGTCGAGAAGAGGCCTGAGGAATACGAAGACGGGATGTTCAAGTGTGGCAAGTGCAAGTCCATGAAGACTACCTATGTGGAAAAGCAGACGCGATCTGCAGACGAGCCGATGACCTTATTCATCACCTGCAGGATGTGTGGTACTGTGATGAAGCGTTAAAGAAAAGATGTGGAAGATATTTAGAATGTGTAGTATCTGCGACAAAGAGATTCCTTTTGTCTGCAAGGCCAAAGTACGTTGCGGTCATCACGTTCATCACGAGTGTCGTCTCGGTCTCGTTCCATTCACAAAATGTTCAATATGTAATAAAATTATACTTGATAAATTTGATGTCCACTTGAGTAATAATGATGAAATATGCCACAAACGCTGTGACACGAACACGCGACGCTACTATCCACCCTGTCCGGTGGAAGGATGTGGCATGCCACTGCACAAATATCACGTCATAACAAACAAACAGTGCCAAGAACTGATCGTGAAACTCGAAGGAAAGACGTTTGAAGAACGCATGGCGATCTACCTTTCTTACGGATTCCGTGAAGATGAATTGGGAGGTGGAGAACTTGATGAAGAAACATGGAAAAGGATTCAAACAATCATTTCGGCTTCTTCGCAGGAAAAGGACAAAGATGAACAGGTTGTTGTACCGAAAGAACCTAAACCTAAACCGGTCATTTCTTTACCCAAGACATTTGAACCCCGTGAACTTGCTCCCGGAGAGCGATACAAACCGCCGAACAAGTCTAGGCGACCCCAAGAGCACGGAGCTTCTCTAAAAACTCTTGTTCCTCACTCTGTGAAGGGTAGGGTTCATGCGCCCCCTCAAGAAGATTTTGCTTTATTTTCGCAAGGTCCAATCTAGAAAGGGTCACAGAACCAAGAATGTAGTCCTCGTAGGCTTCGGCGACCGCTGGAATCAGTGGTTTGACGAGATCGTACATCGCCTTGGCGTACAACTGGATCTCCGGTTGGGCATGACTGTCCATCCTTAGACGCAGATAGTGAAGAAGATTGTGTAGATTGATCTTCCAATAGAACTCGGTGTAGGTCGACAGAGGCAAATGTTCCCTCGCCGTCTCGCGGGCAACTCCGTGGTCCAATAGTCTTTGATAGACCTCGAATGCCTGTTCGCACGAAGCCTTCTGGTCCCTCAACAGAACCATGGACTCGGGCGAATCCAACACTCCATCGGACCCCTGGTGGTTCACCTTGGACTGGCCACGGAACTCTGCCGGAACGTGGAACTCCTCGGGCAGTTGCGAATAGCGACCCGAAATTTCATTGATGCTGGCAGTCCGATGACGCATGTGTTGCCGAGCCAGAAAGATGGGCATTTTGATATGAAACTTGAAGTCCACCATCTCAAAAGGGGTTGTGTGGGCGTGACGGAGCAGGTAGCGAATTAGTCCGCGGTCACTCCGAACACTCTTTGTGCCTTCTCCATACGAAACGCGGGCGGCTTGCACTATGGCGTGGTCAAGATCCTCCCTCGGCATTGTATCGACAAGACGTACGAACCCATGCTTCTCAACACGGATTTCTGACATTTATCTTACTATCGAATGTATTCTCTAATTAACATCACATCACAATCTCCCTCCACAGGGAGACCCTTGTCCCTCCACCCTTCCAGACCATCTTCAAGGACAAATATGTTAGTGAACCCATATTCGTTCATGTGAACCTTGGCCATCTTGGCAACCAGTGACTGTTTGTTGTTTCCGTAAAGTACTATGGCTTGGTCGAATCCAGGAAATGTTCGACCGGTTCCGGAGAAAAGTCCTTCCCCTCGCTTTTCCACATCCAAGTAAGTTACCTTTTCAGTTTTTTGAGGTGGTTCACTTGGCGTCTCAGACTTCGTCGTCGGCATCACGATGGGTTCATTCTGTCTGGCGACTTCAACATCATACATGCGAAAGGCCCTCTCCAATTCGGTCTCTTTATTGATCTTCAGTTTGGTTGCGTCTTCAAATTTCTTGGACTTCTCGGCAAATTCCAGGGGCTCGATATTCTTCAACGGTCTCACTTGTTCAAAAGCAATTCTTGCGCTATTCTCTTCTATTCGAGCATTGTTGGCATCGTCGGTTGCAGTGATCACCCTGCCCCGCGCCAGCAACAGGCGATCGGAGCGCTCCCGAAGCACCTTTTCCTCGTAGGACCTCTTTTCGATCCGCTTGGGGTCATTTTCACCGGCAAGGATGGCATTGATGCGATCAAACTCCGCCATGGGAAAGTTGATCGAATTCGGAAGTCTACAATTCTGAAAATGCTTCTGTGAACCTACATGAATTAGCATGAGATTT